TAGTTGAAACAAATCGAAAGTATTTGTGGAGACAGACTTGGGTAATTAATATTAATTGGTTCTTATGTAATGTTGGATTATACATAATGTCAAGAAATATGCAACCTGTGGGAGATAATTTTTGGGATGGTGCACTATGAATAAATTAGCAATTATTCCAATATTCTTTTTGACAATGTGTGGTACAGCACCAGTAACTCCACCAGCAGAAGCTCTTGAAGTTCAACAACAATTAATATGGAAAGCACTGGAATATGCAAATGACTATAAGATACAGACAACAAAAACAGATCCTTCTGATGCTATAAATAGTGCACTAGATGATTTTATGGAGGCACAGTATGGGAGCAATGGTTCCACCGAGCAGGAAAAGCTGCTATAATTTTAGAGTAACGGAGATTAATCGTGTTGTTGACGGGGATACTATTGATGTCACCATTGATCTTGGGTTTGATCTATACAAGAAAGAAAGAGTTAGAGTTGCAGGAGTTGATACGCCAGAGAAAAGAACAAGAGATCTGGAAGAGAAAGCACTGGGACTAGATGCTACAAACTGGATGAAAAAAAATTTGGAGGACGCAATTGATGGAGATGATGAACTCACTATACGAACTGAACTTAAAGGTGGGATGGGTAAGTATGGTCGCTTGCTTGGTTGGTTATACATTGGTGATGATGAAGTATCGCTCAACGAAAAAATGATTGAAGAGGGATATGCTTGGGCTTATGATGGTGGAACAAAACAAAAGAACTTCGAGGAACTACGAGAGATTCGTAGGTCATTCGGTACACTAAACGAGGGTTAAAAAAATGTCTTGCGAAAATCACGAAAAGATGAATCCAATAGTTCATCGTTTATATCATTTGAAAGAGTGGGATAAGAAAAAAACAAAATGGATTCAGAACAAGTTTAACTTGACTGACTATCAAATGCTTTGTATTACATTTGCAAAAGGATTTATTATAGGAGCTATACTACTGTGAAAAAATTTATCGGAGACCAAATCAAGAGATTTTTTGAGACAGGAAAATGGGCGATGAAACTTATTTTTCTTGTTGTACTTGTAGAACTTGGATTAGTTGTAGGAGTCGTTGCAACTATGGGTAATGAACTAACTGATGAAGATGGTAAACATATTCATCATCTATTAGCATTAGCAATGACTAAATCTTTTGCTTTATATTCAATGGAAAAAGCAGGAGAAAATCAAAAGTATCTTATTGAAAATGTAACTAAAAAATGAAATCTTTGTTATTTAAAATTGGTGTTGGTGTTTCTGTAGCACTCAATCTTTTTGTCTTTACTGTTTCAATGTATGGGTTAATGACTCAAGAAAAAAGAGTAGACGAAAATCGAAAGTGGTTGAAAGAAACTATTGAGAAAGAGGTTTATGATCAAATTAAATTTGTGATGCCTAAAAAATCTGGTGGTGTTATAAAGTGACAATTCCACGAATAAATGTAAAAGAAGTAAAAATTCCGAATATCTATACACCAGATTGGATGAATCATCAACCTAATGTTGATCATCTAATTCCTCCTGTGGTATTGAATATTGGTAATCCAATTGTGGATATGCCTGGTTGTGTAAAGATGCACAGAGATAATCAATATCATAATAATGGACTACCGATTGATCGAAATCTGGTTGAGAATGATCCTGACAGAGCAATGATAGTTTGTGATGCAGAGGTTCCTTCTTATGATGCAATGAATTATGAACCAGAGCAATTAATAATTACAAGAGAAACACCTCCACCTCCTGTGGAACCACCACCATCACCACCAGAATTTACAGCAGATGAAATACCAGATGCAAAACAAGAAGAGGTTCCTTGTCCTGGTCCAGGTAATTTAAGAGTTGGTGATATTACACAATCGGGTGATGAAAGAGTTGTTGGTCACAAGTTAAGTGATGATGGTAAGGTCTGTGAGACATTATATGAACCAACTACACCTATTGAAAAATTTATTCCCTCTACAAATCAGGCAACCAACGCACTCGCAATTGCAGTTATCGCAACAGCAGGTGCTACAGCTACACCAATTATATTAAGAATAGTCAAACCAATTCTTACGAAGATATGGAAAACGATACAGAAAAAAATGGGTAAGAAAGTTACACCACCTACCCGTGCAGAGATTCAAGCAAATAAGTATCGTGAAAAGAAAGGATTACCACCTTTGAAGAAAAAATAATTACTTTTTAGTATTACCAATTGATATCTCTTTTAAAACACTTGCATCTTTACTGATAGGTGGTTTTACTGGTATCTCGTGTGTATGATTTGCAACTACACCTGCAGGATTTATTAACATTACATCTGCACATACCTTTGCATATTCTGTGCCTGGTTTAAATATAATTCCAGCCTTCATTAATTCACCACAGTTCTTTAATCTTGCAATTTCAAAATCTAATCTTTTATTTGCGACTGTTTGATTCATTAAGTTAATATTTGCTGCTGCTGCCTGTTTACATTGCTCTTGTAGTTTCTTGTCTAATGGTTTTGACCACGTTGCAGAGACACCTAATGATACTGTGCTACTATCTTTCTGTCCTGTTCTTGTTGGTTTATAATACAAAATTTCGCCTGGGTTGTCTGGCACATCATCATTGTTGGCGTCTACATTGTTGTACACAGGATCCATCCAATAATCCTCATACGGACGCTTTACGGCAATATTTCCTGTAAGAAACGGTGTGACGTTCATGGTCGGGCCTTGACACTGTATTCCATTTCCATAAGTATTGGTTATGTATGGCCCCTGTAGCACCTGTATAGCTTGATTCGTAACCGAGCCAGAGGAATTTGCCACAGGATTAGCTGTCGCCGATACACCACCTATGTCACTCGCAAACGTAGGTGTTGTAGAACCAAGTAAACAGATTGAAATCAGTTTGAAAACGTACTGGTTGTGTTTGTGACGCTTTGAATAGTGGTGGTTCTTTGTATTATTGTGTGATTTGAAAGACCTGGGCCAGAATAACTTTCTGTGAATTGAAAGGCATCTCCTGGCGTTGTTAGTGTAAAGTTTGGTTTGTTGTTTAGATCCAATCCTGTCCATGTTGAAGTCACCCCATTCAGTGTATTACTATTTCCTGTTGTTGATGGTGACGAAATAGTATTTCCATCGTGTTGTATATTTGTACCTGTAATAACATATTGATACCCTGTATCATAATTCATACTGTTGATCGTTTCAGTCACGGTAGAAGTCGTTTCCGTGTTGCTGGTCATCGAGCCCTGGGTAAAATTAGGGACCACTGGCACAGCAATCGCAGTCCTCGCATTCGCAAGGACAAACACACCCACAATTAGGACAAGGTACTTTTTCATCTGTCATTATAGCACAAACTTATTGGACGGTCAACTCATTGACGAATTGGCCAGTCGCCACAGTGCCAGCTCCGCCAGCTGTTATTGTCATCACACCCGCTGTTGTGATTGTTCCAGCTAAGTCACCAGCAGTTCCTGCCGCTGTTGATACTTGGTCTGAGAAGTTACTTACAGCTCCGACTGATGGTGCAGATTGTGATACCGCATCACCTTGAATGTAGGTTTGGCTATAGCTGAAACTTGCACCTGGAACGTCTTGGGTAGCTGCTATAGTACCTGGTGCCATAACACCACTTGTGATAGTTCCTGCAGAAACTGTGTTAACAGTTGTACCATCTGTTGTATCAACACCATTTCCAGAAACAGAGTATGAACTTCCGATTCTTTCAACCTGTGTTGCAGCTGCATTCACTTGTAATTGAATACTTGAACTGAGTTTATGTGTAATATCCGCAAATGCAGGTGAACTAAAACCCGCAAACAATAATATAGGTAATAGTTTTTTCATCTGTAAATGTACCTATTGATATAGCTTTATTTAGCGTCCAAATATTTCCATATTATAACATTAAATTAAAAGCTTGACAACTGTGGCAACATACACTATAGTATATTTGTTGGACGCAACATGGGAGTGACTGAATAAACTTACTGGCAACCGCTGGTTAAGGTGATGAGACACAGGTGGTGCTGCTACCGCAGGGTAGAACCGATCAACCAATCGGGTCTCAGGCAATGACGTATTTACTTACTGTAGTAATGCCCGTTATTTGTCGGTACACAGGAATCCGACCTCCCTCTTTTTTAGACCTAAGATGCAACTCAGAGAGTCGGGCAGATGGTCTTTTTTTACTAAATAAGTATGTCGAAACTTTATGGGTACCTCATTAGATACATCAAGAGCCAGAAGACTCGTCAAAATGCTTAAAAGATTAATTGCTCAAGAGCACCTCTACAGTGATGAGCAACTCAAAGATATGAAGAAACAATTACGACTGGTTCAAGAGGAAATGGATAATTTAGACAGTAAACTTAAAAAAGGATTCGGATAATGTCAGTTAAACTTGTTAGCGTTTCTCCTGATGCGGAAAAAACAATGGCATATATTGCCAGAGTATCAAATCCAAACAATCAGGACAATGAAAAATTTGCAGGACTTCTTCGATACTGCATACAACATAATCATTGGTCTGTTTTTGAACAGTCTTCAATGACATTAGAAATAGAAACTACAAGAGCAATTGCAGCACAGATATTAAGACATCGTTCTTTCACATTTCAAGAATTTTCGCAAAGATACGCACAAAGTAATGAATTAGGAAAGATTCAATTACCAGAATTAAGAAGGCAAGATAAAAAGAATCGCCAAAATAGTATAGATGATTTAGATCCATTTATACAACAGAAACTAGAGGCACAGATGATTACTTTATTCAGCTCTGCTCAAGCATTGTATAATCAAATGATTGAGGAAGGAGTGGCGAAAGAATGTGCTAGAATGGTTCTACCATTGTGTACACCTACAAGAATCTATATGACAGGTTCTTGTCGTTCTTGGATACATTATATTGATCTGAGATCTGCACATGGAACACAAAAAGAACATATGGACATTGCTGAAGCATGTCGATCTGTCTTTATTGAACAGTTTCCTATCGTATCACAAGCCCTTCAGTGGGTCTAAATAACTATATTAGTAATTAAATTATGGCGACCTATCCAGTTGTTCACAAAGAAACAGGTGAGCAAAAAGAAGTATCAATGAGTGTTCATGATTGGGACAAATGGACAGAGGAGAATCCCGATTGGAGTCGTGATTACTCTGATCCTTCAACGATGCCAGGTGTTGGTGAAGTTGGAGAATGGAAGGATAAGTTAAGAAAAAAGAATCCTGGTTGGAATGAAGTTTTGAAAAAAGCACAAAAATCACCAGGTTCTAGAGTGAAAACCTTATAATGGCAAGAAAAAAAAGAGGTTCCGATCAACCGATTGGGGTTGGATTGACCGCAAAACAAATGAAAAGAAAAAAACCAATTAATAATGATTATCTGGTGGATATCGAACCATTATCAGATAGTCAGAAAAAAGTATTTGATGCTTACACAAATGGTAAGCATATTATTGCTTATGGTGCAGCAGGAACTGGAAAAACATTTATTACCTTATATAATGCAATTTCTGATGTTCTAGATGAAAGCACACCATACGAAAAAATATATTTGGTAAGATCACTTGTTGCAACTCGTGAAATCGGGTTTTTGCCTGGTGATCATGAAGATAAAGCAGATATTTACCAAATACCATACAAGAATATGGTAAAATATATGTTCCAGATGCCATCGGATGCAGATTTTGAAATGCTCTATGGTAATCTCAAAGCACAAGAGACAATTAAATTCTGGAGCACCTCATTTTTGAGGGGAACAACACTTGATAACTGTATTGTTTTAGTTGATGAATTCCAAAACTTGAATTTTCATGAATTAGATAGTATAATAACAAGAGTTGGTGAAAACAGTAGAATTTGTTTCTGTGGTGATGCCACTCAAACCGATCTACAAAAAACTAATGAAAAAAATGGGATTGTTGATTTTTTAAAAATCGCCCGTACGATGCCTTCCTTTGATATTGTCGAATTTGGTATAGAAGACATTGTTCGTTCTGGTCTTGTTAAAGAATACATCATCGCTAAAATGCAACTAGGTATGTAATGTTTGATTTTGTAAATTTAGATCTTCCGAAACTTGAAAGGGAGACAGTTGAAGGAGTTCGTTATTATTCTGTTCCAGATGAAGACGAATTACTTAAATTAGTTTCGATTACTTCAATTACAAGTCACTATAATAAGGAGATTTTTACGAATTGGAGAAAAAGAGTCGGAAATGAAACTGCAGATCGTATTACAAAAGCGGCTACAAGTCGTGGTACTGATATGCATACGTTAACTGAAAATTATCTTAAAAATGCAGAACTTCCACCCGTTCAACCAATGGCAGAGTTTTTATTTAAGATATCTAAATCCAAACTTAAGCGTATAAATAATATACACGCACTAGAAGGATCTCTCTATAGCAAACAACTTGGTATAGCGGGAACCGTTGATTGTATAGCAGAGTATGAGAACGAGTTAGCGATAATCGATTTCAAAACCTCAAAAAAACCCAAACCACGAGAGTGGATTGATCACTATTTTGTTCAATGTATGGCATATGGTTGTATGCTCTACGAACTGACTGGTATCCCTGTTAAAAAATTGGTCATTATTATGGCTTGTGAAAATGGAGAGTGTGTCGTTTATGAAGAAAGAGACAAAGCAAAGTACATCAAACTTCTTACAGAGTACATCGAGAAGTTTATTCGAGATAAATTGGAACTCTATGGAACCAAATAAAGAATTAGAAAAAGCGATTGCGAGTAAATTCCTTACTCCGCAAAAATTTGCCATAGAGATTGAAAAAATCGTGGCAGAGGAAAATCTTAATTACATTGACGCAATATTGCACTATTGCGAAATTAACAATCTTGAGGTAGACTCTATAAAGAAGGTTGTTTCAAAACCCTTGAAGGAAAGACTCAAGTGGGATGCAACAAGACTCAACTTTATGAAGAAGACTTCTCGTGCTAAACTTCCATTATGAAAATTTCCCAATCGGACTTGATACACCATCGTTTACAAGCAATGCTTCGAGAACATAGATTTCATGATCTCGAATATCTTGGAAAACGTGAAAGTTTTAAATCAGGAAAATTAGAACACTGGTATCGTATCGGTGATCATGACGTTCCTGTTGACGCAATTACACAATTAGAATCACATGATGTTGAAGACGAAAGTGACTCCGTTTGAAACCTACCAAACATATCTTTCGATGAAAAGTCATTTTACGAACAGTAAGTATGACTTTTTTAAGTATGGTGGTAAATCAAGGGCAACTGTCACCTCATTTAATAAAAGAAAAGACAAGTATTGGTTTGAAAAAACATCAAGAAAATATTCAGATCAAGAAATTACAGATTTTCTTCTTGCAAACTTTGTTACAACCGACACACCTCAAAATTTATGGATTGGAGAAATAATAAACTCTGGCGAAAGAAACTACGCAGATTGGATGAGAAGACAGCAGAGTTTGACTTACTTGTTCAAAGAACAATCAAGGGAATTGCTATCGGAAAAGAAATTAGAAGAAATATTCAACTGCTCGAAGGGACATCCACTCATACTAAAAAAGTATCTGGGTGGAAGCATAAATTTGGAAACATTCGCAATCTTCGAGAAAATATTTTCTTTTGGAAAAAATTTTGATGACAAGTTAAAAGACCCAGTGTGGGAATCCGTAAGTTTGAAATTAAAAAAATATCTTCCTTTCCTAAATATTAATGTGTTCCAATATAAAAAATTTTTACGAGAACTGATCAATGAGTAAATTTTTCGATTCAGAAATAGTTCGTGAAGAACTAAAGGAAATCAATCAACTCCAAGAGTCTATCTATGGTGCATTGTTTTCTTTTAGTGGTATGTCTCGTGAATCTCAAGTGGAGCATATTGATATGCTAGTTGACTTGTTGGAGAGACAAAAGGTAATGTATACTCGTCTGTCTCTTTCTGATGATCCAGAGGCAAAACAAATGAAAGATGATCTTAAAAAGAGCATCATGGTCATGGGTTTTCCTGATGGTACAGACATGCCCTATCTTTTTGAAGCCATGCACAAGACAATACAAACTCTACGATTGGCAGTTGACCAATAAGAGTTTCTTTGCTATACTATAAAAGTAAATCTACCAAATCTAACTAATCCGAGGTATCCAAAATGTCGTTTGCTAATCTTAAAAAGCAATCAAAGCTAGGTTCTTTGACAGCTAAACTTGTTAAAGAAGTTGAAAAAATGAATAACACAGGGGGATCATCTGATGATCGTCTGTGGAAACTTGATGTTGATAAGGGTGGTAATGGATATGCTATAATCCGTTTCTTACCTGCTCCTAACGGAGAGGATCTTCCATTTGTGAAGTTATACTCTCATGCGTTTCAAGGACCAGGCGGATGGTATATCGAAAACTCTTTGACAACTTTAGGTCAGAAGGATCCAGTATCAGAATACAACACTGAACTCTGGAATAATGGTACAGATGCAGGTAAAGAGACAGCAAGAAAGCAGAAGCGTAAGTTAACTTACATTTCTAATATCTACGTTGTTAAAGATCCTGCGAATCCAGAAAATGAAGGAAAAGTATTCCTATTCAAATATGGTAAGAAAATCTTCGACAAACTTACTGCAGCAATGCAACCAGAGTTTGAAGATGAAGAAGCAATCGATCCATTTGATTTCTGGCAAGGTGCTAACTTCAAGTTGAAGGCAAAGAATGTTGCAGGATACAGAAACTATGATAGTTCTGAGTTCGCTGCACAAAGTCCTTTACTTAATGATGATGATGCAATGGAATCTCTTTGGAAGAAACAGTTCTCACTTGCTGAGATTGTTGCACCAGACCAGTTTAAGACATATGATGAGTTAAAGACTCGTCTAGATTATGTTCTTGGAAACAAGAAATCTGCTGCACCAGTGTTTGAAGAAGAAGATACTGATCGTGGAGAAGCAGAAGAGTTAGTAACTGCTGCTGTTTCAAAATCTACTCCTGCAGTTGCAGAAGAAGAGGATGACGCATTATCTTACTTTGCTAAACTCGCAGAGGAATAATGAAATATAATCAAATCTGCCTTACTCTCTTAGTAATCGCAGCTTGGATTAATCTAATATTTAAGTAGGAGTCTTCGGACTCCTTTTTTTATGGATTAACTACGTTTGTATTCTCTGTAGCAGCAAGAGTAGAATTTATATAACTAGAACTCTTAGAATATCTTACAACATCTCTTAAATCATTTACAAAAGTGCCAATATAAGAGGGTTTTAAAACATCTATTTCTCTTTTCTTTTCATTTTCAGTGATTTCATATTGAAAGTTAGTAACTGGGAATGCGATATTATCTGTTTTTACAGAAAATTCATCTTTGTCATCGAGTTGTGTATTACCTGCGTCAGAGTTCAATATATATCTTGTAGTTCTTGGATATTTTGATGCTGTACCATCTATTTTAAAATCTTTATCTACAATTAGATTTGATGGTAGAATTAATCTTCCTTTATCATCTTTTATCTCAAAAGTTTCATAATGATGAATTTCATTCATCTTCACCTCTGAACCATATTTTTCAAGTGTATATTCATATACTTGATAATCTTGAAGTGGCCATTCATTATGGATATTAGTAATACCTGCTGCTAAAATAATTACATAATCCAAACCTGCATCATTGTATAAAGACTCAGCAATAGTATCAGGTCGATCACCATCACCTATAACAAATTTATTGAATAGTAAAACGTTTTCCTTTAAATAATCAAATAACTTTGATCTCCGAAATATATTTTTTATGATAAGATAATCAGTAGAAGAATTCTTATGTAATAATGGAGATTGATATGCTATATCTGGTAATTCTCTGAAGTAACTCATTAGTAACCAACTCCTCCACCTGCGTCGCCACCATCGTAATCTTCTGAGTATATTGGATTTAATTCTTTGAATGACATATTTAATCTAATATTAACAGGTGTACCATCTGAGTAACTTGCATATGTTCCAGCATTAGTATAATTTACAGACAAACCTGTCAAAGCACATAACTTAAAACTATTTAAGAACGGATGATCTTGACCATTATGTAAATATCGAAGTGAAAATACATCGGGCGATTTTAAAAATGTACCCATTCGTCCACCTTCATTTCCAGTTTTAGGTGCCATAGTCTGCTTCAAGTATCTTATTATGAGTCTTACTCTTTCAGTTTCATCATCGTTTCTTGGGGAGAAAGTAACACTAAAAGGAAATGATCTTAAATTTACTCCTTGAAAAAGTAGTTCTAAATTACTATTTAAAATTTGACCAGTTGATCTAGCAATTACACTACCAGGACTTACATTACCACCAAGAGCATTTATAGCTTGACCACTAATACCTGCTAATACTGCGTTTTTTGTATTTTCATCTAATTCTGGTAATGGAATGCCTTTTTGAAGTACTTCTGCTACAGCTTGAAATGATCTGCCAGGTTCTTTCATAAGGTTTTGAGCAGCAGCTAATCCAGCTAATTGAAATATGTTTAAACTATCTTCTCCCCAAGTAACACTATTGGAATCATTTACTTCCTGTGGAATCGGTAATTCAATATAATATTTTGTTATCTTATCTTGCTGAAGTCCTGGCAAACCATTTGCATTAGTCATTCTATCATGAGCATTGCTATAGTTTACTTTAAAATTAACGGCTTTATACGCTGCTGTTCCTACATCATCTGCTTTCCCTGTTCCCCTAAATGCTCTTCCTCCTTGACTTCCATCATAACCTTTACCTTTATCATATTTCAATTCATCAAACGATACACCCAATCCCATTCCCGTTTTAGGTGGAACATATTCCAAGCACTTAATCAGAAAAGTATCTCCTGTTTGCTCACTTGCATTTCTTTTTATTGGATAACTTAAGTACGAAGGATTTAATTTTTTAGATTTTGTTTGATTATTTTGATTTTGTTTATAATCGCCAACTGTTCCAGAACTACCTAAAAATTTTGACTTTGCAGTTGATTTTGGATCTCCCTGCATTTTACTTTTAAGTGCTCCACTATCTAATTGATATTGTCTATTATCCTCTGGGTCTTCACGAAAAGAACCGAACGAACCATATTTTTTCTTTAACTCAGCTCTAGTTAACTGTCCATTTCTCTCTCTTCTGTTTCTTGAATTGTTCGCTCTACGATTACTTGACATATCGACCTAATTTTTTAACTATTTAGACGTATTTTGACAAAAGGAAGAGTTCTTAAATCTCTTAACTCCATTTCATCTACTTTATACAACCCACCAACCACTTCTGGGAAGGTATATTGTCTCATTTCACCCCAATGATAATTTAATCCACGAAAACCCCATTGAAAAACGTCAGTCACAGCTACGAGTGGATGTTCATCATAAGCTATACCAGGTGTTTTTGGTTTATATACAAATACATAATAGTTTCCAGATTCAGGGACATTACTACCTTCAGTTAATACACCGAGTATTTCTTGTGCTAAATCATCAGCACTCTCAGTGCCAATGAGATTTTTCATTATTGGGTCTATTCTACTCATATTCCTAATTCTTTTTCAGTCACCACTTTGAACTCCCATTGACGGTCAGCACAATATTCCTTTGCCATTTTCCATTTTGCTTGATTTCTAGCATACTCGTACGCTTCACGAATATATCCTTTTGTTTGTCTTTTTGGTTTCGCTGGTGGTTTTGTTTGCTTTGCTGGTTTAACTTCAATAACATAATTTTTTATTTTACCATTTGTTTCCTTTACTTTCATATAAAAATCTGGGAAATATCTATGCACTCTACTATCATGAGGTGAGATATATGGAAGAGCAATTTCCTCACTGCCCCACTCTAATATCTTTGCATTTTTATCACAATACACCATAAACTTTCTTTCCCAAAGTGACCTGTAAATGATATTAGTTGGATCACCTTTGTACTTTCTGGGAAATGAAGGATAGTATTTTCCCCTATAAGCCATCTAAATAACTATACTATAGAAGTATTTAGAGTGGCAGCACCAAGACCAAGAGGAATATCAGATATAATGCCTAAGTTACAGAATGTAGCTCAGACTTCAAATTATTTTGTAAGATTTTCATTACCACCAAGTGGATTAAGAAGTCATTTAAGAAGAAAGGGTATAGATTCTAGATTTATCGCAGATAATGTAGGATTACTTTGTAGTGATGCAGTTCTACCAGGAAGTGCGATGGCAACTCTTAATACTGCTGGTGATTATCAAGGTTTAATAGAAAGATTTGCTCACACAAGAAATTTTACTCAAGTAAATTTTGATTTTTATGTAGATAACGAGTATAAATCATTAAAATTTTTAGAGCATTGGATGGAGTTTATATCAAGTGGATCAATTGCAGACCCATCATCTGATACATAT